TAGCTACTTTACCAAATTTTGAAGGTAAAGATAAAGATCTAATAGCATAATCATCTTTAGTTACAGTTCTTAATTGTGTTGGGTATTGAGCTATAGATTTTCTTCTTATGTCCTCATTTGTATCTCCATCTCCTCCTCCTGTAGCAGCTTCTGGGTTTGAAAATGCTAAAGAGCCACTAACTGTAGTTTTTAATGTACTATCTAATCCTGATCCAAAGAAAGATACAGAACCAGAATCTAATATTGTTAAAGATTGTACTGAAACATTAGATGAAGCACCACCTCCTACTAAATATTGTACTGTTAAAGTAGTATTTGAAGGTGCTATTCCATAAGTTTTAGTATAAGTAAAGTTAGCTGGATCCCATGCTGTTGTTAATTTATCTGTTCCATAAGGTAATCCTAAACCTATATTATCTGAATTAGGAGTTATTATTTCATCTGGATTAGAGGATACACCAGGGCCAAACTGCATTTCTAATGTGTTGTCAGATTTAAACCTTTTAATAAATCTACGAGGTACTTTTTTTACTTTAAGTAAATAAGGTGTAGTATCATTATATTGTGCTAAAGTGGGATCATTTGATGCTATGTTAGTTACAGAATCAAAAATTGTTTCCTGCGCTAAATAAGGTACTTCATTATAGATATTACCATCACTATCTGTAACTTTAACTATTTCTATTATATTTGTATCCTGTATTTGTATAGTTGCAAATTTTTCAGGTGTAGTAAATGTAAAGGCAGCAGATTTTAAAGTACCTGCAGATGCATTAGCTGTTTTTTTAAGTAAATAAAAATTAGGATTATTTGAACTGTCTACAGAATATACTGATACTGTAGTAGGGTCAAAACTCCCCGATGTTGTAAAGTTAACTTGATCTTCTACATAAAAGAAAACACTACTATCATTAGATGATTTAATTTGGGCCCCATTAGCTAAAATCATAGCATAGTTGTAATCTGGTTTTACTTGTCCAAATTCTGTAGTAGCAGGTAGTAATTGAAATATATCAATTCCAGTTATTCCTGCTGTGGTTACTTGGGGGAAATATCCATGTGTGTAAGCTAATGATAATAAATTATCTCTTTGTTTAGCAAATTCTAAAAAATTTTCTTGAACTTGATTATCCCCATAAAATGATAAAACATCACCTACATAGGCTGCCATTTCAATTAACATCAAACCAGCTGATGTATCTGAAAAATCATTATATGTGTCAGGATAGTATACTTGAGCGAATTCAAGTAGTTTTTGTTTGAACCCGTCAAAGTCCTTATTTAAATATTGTATTTGTTTACTCTCAGCCATTGTTAAAGGTTATTTGAACTTCATCTTCAATGTTAGTGTTAATAATAGTATAACTTAAATATATATTAAAGCTATGACTACTAGGTTGAAGTGTTACTTCTAAATCTTGTATATCAACTGTAGGGAAATAGCTTTCTACTCCACCTCTAATTAAATTATCTACTTGATCAATTATATCATCGGTTAGTGGTTGAAATAATAATTCTCTTACCCCAGAACCAAAACTTGGATTCATTACTCTTTCTCTTTTACCTGTTAAAATAAAATTTACTAAATTTGACTTTATTGTATCTTTAGTTGTAAATGTAGTGTTTATACCAGTTGGACCATCAAATGGAACTGATACACCAATACCTGTACTAGGTTTGAGTTCTAAAACATCTATATTTCTAACTATATAAGGCATTATATTTTACCTGCATCTTTCATTTTACCCATTAAACCTGAAAAATCTGGTACAGCATCAATTGATACTTGATTTATATCAGATGTTTTTTGATTAGCTACCATTGCATCAACAGAATCTACTACTTTAGTAGGTGTATTAGGCATATTGCCTTGGAATCCTACAGCATCCTGTGATGACATTCCACCATTAAGATTTCTCCACCCACCTTCAACATGTGTTTGATTTAAAACATCTGCTAAAGCTCCTACTCCTTCAAATAAAGGTTGGGAAGGTTGTTGTTGTTGAGGTGATTCCTCAATTAATTCAGATAACGAGTTGGTTTTTGTTTTTTGTTCTACAACAGGCTTCTGAACTATTTTAGTTTCAGTGATAGGAGTTTGCATAATTAAAGATAATTCTTCTTTAATTACACCTCTTACTTCCTCTCTAATTATTTTTCTAAAAGCTTCTAATTTCATGATTATAAATATTTATATTTTAAGTTTATCTCCTAAATGCTAGACGTAATGTTACTTCGACTTTAGAAGATTCTGGGCCAATTTTTATTCTGTATTTGTCTACTATAACAGGATCACTAATACCTGTTTGGACTTCGGTTTCAGTATACCCTGATCTTAATAATTTTCTAACCCATGCTGGTAGTGCTTGTTGTTCTACTTGTGTGAAATAAGTTTCATATGGTGGTGGAGAAGGTCTTCTAGGAGGTCTATAATTTTGTGTTAATTGTTCCCACTCTATTAATGTAGATTCTCTTAAACCTTTATACCATTGTTCTGTTTTTTTCTTAACTTCATCAACTTTTACAGGATTAGGATCAATAGTACTTAATACTTGTTCCTTTAATGTATTAAATAATTCTGTATCAGACAAGTTTTGTGAACTAGGAGATTTAAGAAGGTTATTTATTGTGTTTGTATCTATCGAATTTAATATTGAGAATGTGTTTTTTATGGCTTGCACCTTAGGGTCATTATCTTGTTGCTCTTGTATTATGTCACTTAATATAGTAGTAGTATCTATAAATCTACTATTAGATTCTCCATCTTGAGTACTACTAGCACCTAATGTATCTCCATCCCCCATATAAGGATCTTTAACAAAAGGACCTCCTCCTATTCTTGTTTCTATAGGTTCATTTGGATCAATAGGTTTACCTTCTATTTCATTTCCAGCTTGACCCGAAGATATATTGCCGATAGATCTGTTATTTGCCCCAGCTTTTAAATTATTAGTAAATATTGGGTTTGTACCTAAATCTTCTGCTAAGCTAACAGCATCATTATCACTTATTTCGTTTGATTCTTTATCAAGTGTGTTTATTCCTATAATACCTTGATTTAATCTAACTTTTACTTTATATTTTAATTCATTAATTATACCTGGTAAGTCATCAGAAAAAGTTAAATTAGTAGCCGCTACTATGTTATTATCAGAATCTAAAGCTATACCTCTTCTTCTAAGAAGATCATTTTTATTTTTATCTATTGGTTTATCCTCTTGAATTTTTAAAGTAAAGCCTAAAAATATTTCTTGGAAATTACCAAATGCATCTTCGGGATCAGCTACATTTTGATTATCTAAGTATATATCATCTGCGGATTGGATTAAAGGACCATGTTTAGCAGCATCAAATTTATTAAAAGTATAATACTGAAGTCTACTTCTAAAGTCCTGTCCTAAGGTATCTTCAAATGAAACTCCTGTAGCTAACGAAGATAATTCTCCATAAAATAAAAGATTTCCATTTTCATCATAACCAAATACAGTATCAGGGAATATTAATAAATTACCATTTTCTAATCTTACAAATGTATTAGATCCTGTTCTATTAGATACTGCCGCTCCAAATTGTCCAAATTCAAATTTATCTAGACCGGGTATTCCTTCAATTAATTGTACATAAGCTAAATAAGTATCTTTATTTGCTCTATCTATTTGTGATTGTAAATCATCCTGGGCTTGGTTAACTTTTCTACAACTTTCTAATTTAGCAGCAAGTTTAGCATTTTCTCTTAAAAATTGTTCTATATAGAATCTAACAAATGTTAATAATCCTATTGTTATATCAAATTCTTTTGCAATTTTAGTTAATAAATCAATAGCTCTACTAACAGCTTCTACTAATGTTTTTTTAGTATTGGTTGGGGCTTCAACTAATTTTATAGGAACAAATGGAGGTATTGGGATAGCTTTTATAAATAGTTCAAGAATTTTTACTATTACTCTTATTACTTTTAAAACTATTATTACTATTTTTATAACAGTATTAACAGTAATTATAAGAGCTAAAACAAAATCAATTGCCATATTAAGTTCTTTAGCTCTTTTACTAAGCCATTCGAAGATATTTGCTAAATCTTCATAGGGTATAAAATCTCTTAAAGCTCTATTTATATCTTCAATTTCATTTTTAAATTTTTCTTGTACGGCAAATTTTATATTAGTAAAAGGAAGGATTTGTCTATAAGCTTCTCTCAGTTTTCTTGATTTAGAAATTGCTTCTTCAACTGTTATTCCAGCAGATAGTACTCCCCCTACGGTTTGAATAGTATCAGTAGGTCTAGAAGTTCTTTTGTTAATATCTTCTATTTCATCTGATATATCTTTTATTGCTTTTTTAAATTTAGATACACCTTTTATACTAGATGGAATCCTTTGTACAATATTGTTTAAAGTTATAAAATCAAGACCTCTTAAGTCATTGGATATATCAACTAAATCTCCACCTATATCTTTAGCATTCGCAGAAAGTTTTTTTTCACCTGATATTATAAAATTTTGGTATGTTGCTAAAATAGGTTCTCCATTGTCTGCTAAAAGAGGATTACCTTTATTATCTCTTTCGTATGGAGGTTTTTGTGGGTTTATACTTTCTACAGCTATAACATATCTAGTACCTAATACTACTTCTGTATTTTCATCAACATAAGGACTAGAATTAATTATT